CTTCATGATAGAAAAGGCTTGATCGTGCTGGGGGGGTCCGGTTTAAACCGGACCCCTCCGGGGACTATCGGCAACACAGCTAAACGGATTGACTACCCCATTAGAAAGGGGAGTACAATGAAAAGCCTGATGCTGTTCTGGCATGTGGTTCTCAAGGAATTGGGAACCTGGTGTCGTGTAAGCACTGACCGTGACTATAAAACTGTCACGGCCCGATTTGAAAATGAGGGTGATGAGTTCTTAACCATCACTCTACCAACCTACGCAAAAGACTTGGAAACGGGTCTTGAACGTGGTTGGGTAGGTCCCGACCTTTTTCTTGGTTTCAAGAAGAAGGCAAAACTACCCGTATTTCTCGGGGAGTTTATGGATCTCATTTTCGATCGCGACACTGGGCGGCTCAACGATGTAGATAGCGAAAAGCTCTCTCGCGTCGTCGATGCGGTCTTTGCTATACGTCAGCTAGCGCTGATGTTCGCGAAGATCGAGAAGCAGTGCACTCCCGAGAGGGAGCAAGCTGCCATCGACAACTACATCGCCTGCGAACAGGAAATTACCGATTTCGAGAACAGAGTGATGTCTGATCTGATGGACGAAAGTCCTGATGAGGACAGGGTTGAAGTGACCTATATGGCCACTCCTGTCTCGTGGCGCGATGAACTCGCGTCCTTCAGACATATCTCGAAATGGTTGTTTGGCGAGATCTTCACCCGTTTGGATGGAGATGTGTACTACAACTCGATGGGAACTACTCATCCAGTTTATGGTACACTCTTGCCGAAACACGGCCCGGGTTCCACCGCTGATTCGCTTCTCGGAAACGAGAAGTATGATCAGTGTGAGTGGACTCGGAGATTGGAAGATGGTGGCTTCCCTTATGGGGAGTACGCCATTCCAAACTGGAGGTATTACTACCTTCTTGACCGTGTAACTTTCCTGGAACCCGGAGAAGAGCGACCTGTCAAGGTCGTTCTTGTTCCTAAAACGCAAAAGACACCTCGAGTGATCGCTGTGGAGCCTACGTGCATGCAATATGCACAACAGGCTCTTTCCAGCGCATTCGTTGAATATCTAGAAGACCCTAAATACGGTCTTCTCGATATGATCGGATTCACCGACCAGGGCCCTAACCAGGCCATGGCGATGATGGGCTCCCTTGATGGGAGCCTGGCTACGCTTGATCTAAGCGAAGCCTCCGACCGTGTCTCGAACTTGCTCGTGAAGGAGATGTTCGAAAGGTGGCCTCATCTTGATGAGGCTATCCAGTCGTGCAGATCCCTGCGGGCGAGTGTGCAAGGAGAGGTCATAACTCTCTCCAAGTTCGCGTCGATGGGTTCGGCTCTTTGCTTTCCTATGGAAGCTATGGTCTTTTTGACCTGCGTTTTCCACGGGATCTGTAAAGAGACAGGCCGCTCAATGAGTTCCGATCTCATTCGTGAGGTCGGAAATCGAGTGCGCGTCTACGGGGACGATATAATCGTCCCTGTGGAATATGCGACGTGCGTTGCGGAGTCACTTGAGCTGTTTGGCTTTAAAGTGAACTCCCACAAATCTTTCTGGACTGGAAAGTTCAGAGAGAGTTGTGGAGGGGATTACTACGCAGGCGAGGATGTTTCAATAACTCGCATACGTAGAGAGTTCCCCAAGCAACGCGCTGACGTTCAAGAGGTTATTTCCACTGTTTCACTCCGCAACCAGTTCTACTCGAACGGGTTGTGGAGAAGTGCGAAATATCTGGACGACCTAGTGAATGAGGTTTTGCCTCATTTTCCTACGGTATGGCCAGATTCCTCTCTAGTCGGGCGACACACAGTTCTCTGGTATGAAATCCAGAGAATGAGTGAAGCACTGCAGAGCCCCCTGGTTAAGGGTTTTGTGGTTGACTCTCTTATTCCGAAATCAAAGATTTCGGGAGAGGGCGCCTTACTTAAGTGTTTAGTTAAGAGAGGCTTGCAACCTTTCCAAGATGCTAGACACCTTGAGCGTCAGGGCCGACCGGAGTCGGTACGCCTAAAACTCCGGTGGAAACAACCATTCTAATCTAAAGAAAGATTGTTTCTAACCTGAAGGGACTGGCGATCTTTTCAGGGGAATGGCTCGGATGTCCGAGTCATGTGCATACCAGCAACCGATTAAAC